CAAGTGCTAAAGTTCCACCACTTGAAAGTGTAACTTGTTCAAAACCAGCAATTGCCTGTTGTACTAAATTTAAGTTTGTGTTTGTTTTATCGCCCCATGTACCAGCGTTTTCACCGGTAGTCATTAATTCTAGTTTAAGATCACTTGAGTAATTTGATGCCATAAAATATTCTCCTAATAATCGATATAATACATTATTTAAGCTGCTAGATCAACAGGTGTCCAAGTGTTAGAAACACCTAAATCTATTTCAGCCCATGCTGTTATATTAGGACTTCCGACACTAGCTGTCAATTCTATGCCTGAAACATCGATGCCAGCAGTTCCTACAGCTGTTACTGATCCTATTGAAGATGTAGCCTGTAATCCTGATTGACCAATAATTTGTCCAGGTATTTCAGCATGTTGACCAAGAGACATGGTAGCTACATTTCCACTTACTGGTTCAACTGTGGTCTGAACCAAAGTAAATGTGCCCATGGTAAATGTTGCAGATATTCCTGTAACATCAACTGGAGTTTTTAAACCTGCAACTGTGCTACCAACAGAACTAGTTAATGATCCAGCACTTGTAACAGTCACATTAGCATCTGCATCAAAAGCAAGACTTCCAATTGTAAAATCTAATTGATCCTCAGCTGCAAAAACAGTTATGTCTTGATCAATTTGTAATGAAAAACTTCCTTGTGTTGATGTTAATTGTCCAGCACTTGTTACTGCAACTGTTACATCAGATTTACCAACCGCTGATCCAATTGAAGATGTAATTGATTGTCCTGTTGCAATAACTGAGTACGCAGCACCCCAAGCTAGATTACCCCATGCTCTTCTACCCCAACCAATACCTGTTAATTGAGATTCATCAACTGTTGCTGTTCCAATACTTGAAGTTAAAGATATTCCTGTGTTAGGAACTCCTATACCTACAACTGTGCTTCCTACACCAGCAGACATTGTTACAGGTCCAGCTGTAACTGAAGCTGACGTACCTCCAACTGAGGCTCCAATACTTGATGATAATGAAATGCCTGAAACACTTACATCAGCATTTGCTGTAACTGATTCAGAACCTATTGATGATGTTAATGATATGCCACTAACGGAAACTATTTCGTCAGAAAGGTCTCCCCATTCTGATGCTCCCCATGTTTTTCGTCCCCATCCAGTGGCCATATCATTTTATTCCTTATGCTAATCTTAAGATCGCAGCGGATGTTGTAAATGCAGGGAACTGAACAGTAAATGTTCCAGATGTTGCAGTCTTGTCTCCACCAAAATCTAATACAGCTACTGCATCAGTAGTATTTGAACCACCGTCAGTTGTTGTATTGTAAATTAGGGCACCTCTTGCAGTAAGAGTTACACCTACAAATGATAAATCAGCGAAATCAGTAATTGCTACTGATGATGAAACTTTTACACCTTGGTTAACTAAAGCTTTTCCGCCAGCAGAATATCCTGATGGAGAAGACACTTCTTGAGATGTTGTGTAGTTTTCAGTTGATTTACCTAAAGTTGCAGAACTTGTGTACATAGCTAACTTATAAGTGTCAGATGATGTATCAAAATCATGCTTTCCTTGTAGTAATTCTTTTTTAAAAGAATCACAGATTGCGTTTGTTGTTATTGCCATAATTGGCCTCCTTATTAATTTGTGTTAGGAGTAGGACTAGGAATTTTAATTCTTGGAACTCCGTCATCATACTCGGCTCGTCTTCTTCTACCCATTTGTTGTAGGGCAAAATTCTGTACTTCTTCATTGTACTTGCTTTCGTATAACTTGTACATATCCATGGGGCCTTTTAAAAATCTAAAGCACTCTGTAAGCACACCATGTAACAACATTGATTCTTGATATTTTGCAAGATAAGTTTGATTTGTTGAAGTAAATTCAGGTGGATCTTTTATATAATTTATTTGTATTGTATCAGCAGCAGCTGGGACAGGTGCAACAATAATATTAAACTCATCCCAATTAGCGTAATACTTTGGCACTCCTTGAGTTCCAGTCCCATTAAATTCTGAAATAAAACTTGTATCTCTTTTCTCTAAAAAACTTCTATTACCACTTGAATCAAGACGTTCTATAGATCTTAAAATTAAAAGATCTGATGGCATACTTACAGCTCTGTTTGCTGCTGTAAAATTTGAATTTGCATATTTTCTTAAATCATCATAATCAACCTTACCTGCTACATCTAATTCTACATTTCTTATAAATTCTTGTATTTGAGAATCAGATAAAACATTACTTGAAACTTCTGTATAGTTTCTTACTTGTGTTAAAAAATTTGCATGTGTAATAGCCATTATGAAATACTAACCTCCACTTGTCCTATATTTGAAAGAAGTTCTCTTCTTCTATTTTGTAAAGACGGATCTTCCGGTATCATACTATGAATAATCGAAGTAACTCCATTTCTTGTTATTTCAAAATCTTGTGTTTTAAATGCAAAATCTCCAGGTAAAGATAGATTTGCTACACCAACAGATGCACCACCTGAATCTGATATTGTAATATCATTTGAAAATTTTACAGAAGGTTGTTGAAACTTCATATTTCTTGAATTTTGTAAAGCTATAGCATCAGCAGTTGTATGCTTTCTTCTAATTTGTGGATGTTTAGGTTCAAACTCTGAATAATGAACTAAAGAGCCATTCCATTCTTTAACCATTTCAGTGTATGGAAAAGCCATTCCTGATCTGTCGGATATTGCTTGTGATCTTTTACCTGTTGCGTATTTTGCCATTATTCTTTACCTCCAGGACCAAGTGGCTTGTCAACTGATGTTGTTTTTGTTGTTGTAACTTTTTTTGGTTTGTATCCATATTCTTTCATTAATTTCAATAAGGCTTGATCATCGTTCATTTTTTTTGAAACCATACCAATAGCTTCTCTAGCTCCAAATCCTGCTTTGCTTAGAAGATATGAAAATGCTTTTTGAGCTAATGGATTTGCAAATAATGATGGCATATTATATTCCTTGTGGGTAGAAAGATTGAGGAGTAATGTAAGTAGAAGCTCTTTGACCATCTTCATCCAAAGCTCTTTTTAATTGATCCTCATAAATTAATTTATTTTGTTGTACTAATTGTGGTGCATTTTTCATAGCAAGGTAATATGCTAAACCTGCAACCATACACGGTAAAAATCTAAATACTACATCAGCATCATTTGTGTAAGCACCAGCGTCTTCGATTCTTTTAATTACATAATATTTTAAAGTTGTGTATGTGTTTAAATCCGGTGCTTGATAAAGATATATTTTTGGAGTTGTTTCTCTCTCAACATAATACTGAGAGGGTTGTCCTGTTGCTAATTTATTAGGTAATGCAGCATATGCAGATCTATCAATTTTTGTCAAAGATACATCTTGTGTGTTAGCATTATTAGATGCTGCTGCGGTTGAAGATATAAAAGCCTCTAAAACATCACTTACACCTGCGCTAACACTGTATTCAGCTTGTCCAGAAACTAATGCATTTTCATGAAGAGCTACCTTCCAAAGGTGTATTCCTCTATTAGCCCATTCTGCAAATAATAAATTAAGGCTCGTTCTTGCAGATTTTAAACTATGACCACTAGTTGTAGTCATACCACATCTTTCGTATGCTTCTTGAATTATTTCTTCTATAGATAAATCAAAACTAGTAGTCCCTGAAGTCGCCATTATTATCCTTTTTACGGTTGTACAATTTCTTGGATTGTATCACTTTTTGACTAAACTTTGAAGACCTTAGACTTTTTGCTATATAATTTGGCGATGACACGTTTTTTCTTCTTTTTTTCATCTCGCGCACCTCTTAATTTACCTTCTACTTGTTTTCTTATTTGTGATCTTCCTATTGGCATTATACTAGATCCTTAGCCTTTCCTATAATTGGTTTATACTTAGTTTTACCTTCAGATTTGTAAGCATGTAAAAATTGTTTTCTTGGTTGGTCAGGTGTATAGCTACAGTGTATCCACCCACTGTTTGGCTCACCAGGAGTGTAGAACTCTAATATCAATTGATCATAGTCTAGATTTTGATTAATCCAGTCAGCTAATTCAGCGTTGTCTGTACCCATACATTCGAAATCTGCGGCTTCGGCTTTGGCATGCTGTGAATTTACAGAGCTACCTATTTTTAGACACAGCTGCTCGCTACGGAACCCGCTCGTCACCTTGACCCTGCCAAAGTGATCACGTACTGGCTGTAAAATATTTTCACACAGTGCTTTTAGTTTTTCTATTTGCCCTGAGTTAGGATTGTTGTTAATATCTAAACGGATAGCAGTATCCGATTTGATTAATTCTTGAAGAGTAAAATTACGAGATAAATTCATATTTTTGCATTAAAAGAAAATGATATTCTTTCCTCCGTTTTGTTAAGATTAGGTAATACAGAGTGCTCTAACCAACTTGGAAAAATAAACAAGTTATTTTCTTTTGGTTTTACAAGCATCACTACACTATTTTTTTCATTCCATTTATCAACTTTATTTTCAAGTGTTGGCCCAATTATGTTACCTAAAGGATTATAAAATTTTAACATACCGCTGTCTTTTGGAACTTTAACATAAAACACACCTGATAATATACTACCTGGATGAAAATGTCTTTCATTAGAATCTTTATAATTATTTATATTTATCCATATATTATCAACAAAAAATGTTTTTTTTATATTAAAATCTTTTGAAAAAATATTTAAATGTTTTTCTATACTTTCAACTAATTTAATAATTGTTGAGTCATCTTTAATTAAATCATGAGATTGCCAACCTCCCACGTTACTGAATAATCTTCCTTGATCTTTATTTTTTATTTTATTTATGTATTGATTAATAATATTTAAATCTTGATTTAGATTTGCATGATACAAATCATAAGAAAATAACGAAAACATTTATTATTCTAATATCAATTTTTTAATGCTTTTACTACCATCTATGTTCAACTCTAACTCAACCATCGACTTTATACACTGATACCTTATTTTGCCTTCAGGTTTTAATTGACGTTTTGCAACCCGTTTGCCTTTCAAACAATCTGACATTGACGTTTGAATTCGCGCCTCCTTAATTTCTCCGTTTACAATCATAAGTAGGGCCACCACTAACTCTGTCATTGATGACTCCCGTTTGCTCTAACTTTATCTTTCAGCTCTTCAATATCAGACAATGCTTGGTCTAGTTGCTCTCTTAAAAATTCGATATTGACTTTATTGGTCATGTTCATCTCTTGAGTTTCTTCCATTTTCTCTACAGACTTGTACAAATCCTCGATCAAAAAATGTTGCTCCTGATCGATGGGGACTTGTTCACTTCGTTTTAATAAATCATTTTCAAATAATTCTCTTGATGTCTCTAACGATACTAACCTAGCAGTAAGCTCCGTATAAGCGAACACGCCCATTGCTACGAGCACGATCAGGCTAGCTACCGTTTTCATCGGCATCTGCACCCTTGCTTCTTCTCCAATGTTGAGGGGTTTATTGGACACTTGGTCCTCCACAAAAAGCCAGCACCACCAACATTACAATTAATGCACCTGTAAAATAATAGTTCATTTTTATCTCACTCATACGTTGGATGAGATTATCAACTATAGACCCTGCTTTGTCTAGTGCCTCAAAAAACTTATATATCCATTTATCAATCATTTTTTCTTTTTTTCCATTTCATAGAACATTTTATCGCTGTCTTCTGTAACCAGTCCACTATCCTCAGCATCCCAGTATGTAGTCTGAACTTTGTAATCTGGCCAGCTGTCATCAGTAGTATAACTATTAACGTGCCAGAGAATACGATTATTAGGCTGAGCTGCATAATTGCCGTTAGTAAGAGCCAATATATGCGCACACTTATGTTCTTGAGGTATTTCAGAATGTTCCACATCCAAAATATTAGTTTCTGGATGACCCCAGTCAACTGTAAATAAATAGTTTCCATGATAAAACTTTTTATTTATTCCTAAAAATTTTCCGTTTATACCAGCCAGCCAATCAAACCTATGAACACTAGGCCAGTAACTGAAACAGTTCCACAGTTCCAATTCGTGCGTCTGCATATCCGGCACATCGGCTCTATCATACGATTTTTGGAAAAACGCTGAGATAGGCAAACGCCAAAAGCACGCGCCATTGGGTAACATGATGTTAAACAAGATCGCACGACCTGATATGGATGTGAGACCGAAGATAACACATTCTTCACTTTCTCCGTGATGTTCTTTAAGATCATATAGATACTCCTTCCTTACCTTACAATAAATTGGTGGTATGTTAGCATTTAAATAAGACATCTAGCATTTCCATCTTCTCCTAGCTTGTCTAATTCTTGAGTTAGGATCATTTCTAGTTTTTGCACTAGCTCTTTTTAATTGACCTAACGACCTTGCGCAATAACTTTTTCTACGTTTTGCGGCCTTAGATCCTGGTTTTACTTTACCTGTTACAGCAGTTTGTAATTTTGAACCAGGGTTTTTTCTTCTATAAGCAGCAACACCTGCTTTAGTCATTCCAGCACCTTTTTCAGTAGGTCTAAAATTTTTCTTGTTACGTGCGGGCATGTTATCGCCACCTCTTTTAAAAGTTGGTATTTCAACAACATCTAAGCTTTTGTCAAAGCCACCGTAATCATAATCTTGAGTATCTTTCTCAAGTTCATCTAATCTTTTTTTTCTTTTCTTCTGTCCACTCTCAAAAAATTTTGGATACTCTGATTCTGAATACCCACCTTTATCGTATTTACGTGCGGGCACATTCCCACCTCTTTTAAATCCCAAAATTTTTAGCCCGCTTTTATTCATCTTACGTAAATGTAATAGTTACACCTGGAGTTGCAGTTAAATCTAAATAAACTCCTTCTTCAAATAAAATTCCTGAGCCCGGAACGTATATATCTAAACCTTCATCTCCAAATTTGAATGTTGCAACCACTGTTCCTGAAGCTCCTCCACTTTTTAAAACAACTGAAGAATTCGCTGCACCTTCTGCTTGAATGTAGGTAACTCTAGCTCTTCTTCCTGTAGCAACCATTTGACCATCTGCTGTAGCGTGAGCTACCGACTGATCTGATGTAAAACTTCCTCCACCTGACATAATTTTCTCCTATAGTTTGTGGCTCCCGAAGGAGCCACTAATTAATTATTACGCTGCAAATGCAAACGCACCAGTGATAGCTGCTGCCGCACCTGTCATTTCACTTGCAATGTGCCATGTGCCATCTTCAAAACACATGAAAGCAATTTTGCTTCCTGTTGTAAAACAGTTAGTTGCTGCGTCAGCTGGAGTGAAAACTAATTGTGTTTCACCAGCTGTTGAAGTATCAAAAGTTACTTCACTCGCTGCTCTTGATTCAATCAAAGAACCAGTAGCCCATACGTCAGATCCTGCTGCATTGAAAGTAAGAGTAGCAGTTCCGCCCGCTGTGTCTTTAGCTTGAACGTAAACTGCAATTGCACCTCTAGTTGCTGCTGGTAATGCTACAGCACATGCTGCTGCACCTGTATA